CGAATATATATTCAAAACTTTGTCTTGCCATCGGTAAAGGGAGCTACACCAATAGCCCCAACCGTGTTCGAGATGAGTGATGATGTCGCGCGCATTGCCCCTACCCTCCGTGGTAGGGATGTTACTACCCTCCGCGGGCTTTCCGATGCCGATTGGAAGCTCGCGGCCACTATTATGTCCTGCGGGGTCGCCCCGCAGCGTATTGCCAAGGCTCTCCGGGAGTATTCTCCGGGGAGGGAGTATGAAGTTGTGCCGGCGGGAATGGGACAGGGGAAACGCACCATTCTCGCTTATTCGTTCGTGCGGGACCAGGCGCAGTATGCGCACACGTACGGACAGAGCGATGCTTGGGCGGGTGAGATGCGCGGTCTGTTGGAGAAAGACCCCGACGCAGCGAAGAAGGAGATCGCTGCGGTCGTTAACGCGCGCCTTTCCGCCCGTGGTTCGTCTGCCCTCGCCGTCGTCACCGACGGTCAGCCCCGGGGAAGTCCTGGTGCCGCTGCCACTGGCGGCGCCAGCGACGTCAACTATCCCCCCCTTCAGGCGCTGATGGTGCGGTACTCCGCGCAGGCCGGTGTGTTCCGGTTTGACGCGGAGGACGATGGTGAGCCCGGCCCTCGCCGGTTTATTGTGCGTCTGGGTGGCCCTCTTGTTTCTGGGGCCCAGAAGAAAGCGACCGCTATCATGGCGGCGCGCCTTGCCCGCGTCGTCGGGAGGGGTCATTCGGCTGTCGCGCCGTATATGGGGGTGCGCGACAGCGACGGGGACTTCCTGTGGGGACAGGAAATCCCCGATGACGCTCCCGATGGGCGCCCAGCGGCGCGCCGTGAGTCTGTGACCACGGCGCCTGCCACGAAGACTTCCCCTAGGAAGTCGCCGCCGCAGCCAGCTGCGGGCGACGACGCCAAGGGTGAAGTAGGTGAGCTCGCTGAGAAGCTTACCTCCGCATCGCTTGATGCGGCTACGGGATCCAGCGTGGGAAAGACTGAGTAATTCCACGTGGATTCCCGTGACGGTGCCTTGCAGCCATTCCTGCCGCGATCCGTCACGGTGACAGGCAAGGGGCTTCTGCGGTGCGGCTCCTTACCGCCCCTATTGGTGTGGGGGTGGTAAGTCCGTCGAGAGGCGAAATTATGTGTGTGCGTGGAGCTGGCGACCGGCCGAGTGGTGTAAGTGGTTCAATGTAACAACGGGGATGGAACCATGAGGCCGGGCGACAGAGACTGGGACGCCTCTGCTGGACGTAGCGTCGGCGGGCTCGTTACAACTAGGGTTGTGCCATTTGCAGGTCACGGCCGCCTCACCCTAGTTGTAGTGGACGGCGTCGGCCCTCCCCGGGGGGTAAGGCAACCCAGCCACGTGCCGTAGTTTTG